AGGGTGATGCTCGGCGGGATGGACAAGCCGACCAAGATAATGTCATCCGAATATGACCTGATCTACGTGCAAGAGGCGATCGAGCTCACCGAGGCCGATTGGGACGCGCTGAGCACCCGGCTACGCAACGGCCGGCTGTCTTATCAGCAACTGATCGCCGACACCAACCCCGACAAGCCGACCCATTGGATCAAGGCCCGGGCACACCGCGGTGATGTGACCATGCTGGAGTCCCGGCACTCGGATAACCCGATCCTCGTCGGCGAAGATGGGCAGTACACCGAGCGCGGGGCGCAGTACCTCGGGCGCCTGGACAAGCTAACCGGCGTGCGGCACGCGCGACTGAGAAAAGGGCTATGGGTGGCAGCCGAGGGGGTCATTTACGAGGAGTATGACGAGTCCGTCCACCTGATCGACCGATTCGCTATTCCGAAAGAGTGGGACCGGATATGGTCTGTCGACTTCGGGTTCACCCACCCGTTCGTCCTGCAATGCTGGGTGATTGATCCCGACGGGCGCATGTACCTGTATCGGGAGATCTACCACACTAGAAGGCGCGTCGACCGGCACGCGCGGGACATCCTGGCCGTGGTCACCGATCCGGAGTCCAGGACGGCGGCCGACGGGACCGAAGTGCCCCCGGCTCGGTGGGAGTGGATCGAGCCGAGGCCCTCGGCGATCATCTGTGATCACGACGCGGAGTCCAGGGCGACCCTGTCCGAGGTGATCGGGATGCCAACCAAGCCGGCCGACAAGCGGGTCACCGAGGGACTCCAGGAGATGCAACGGTGGCTGCAAGTGGCCGAGGACGGCCGACCGCGCATGTTCTTCATGCGTGATTCGGTGATCGAGACAGACCAGGAGCTGCGGGAGGCTCGCGCGCCGGCAAGTACAGTCGAGGAAATCACGGGCTACGTGTGGGATGAGCGGAAGGAAGCGCCCGTGAAGAACGAGGACGACGGGATGGATACCGCCCGCTACGCGGTGATGAGCCGACGGCGGCACGGGGTGTCCGTCAGATGGCTCTAGCGTGGGGAGACGTGATGACGACTAGCTCCGGGCGGGGGATCGGTCTACCGTCCGAGGTGGCGGATTTCCTTGATCAGCTCGACGAGCACCACCTTTCGGAGCTGCCCCCCCGACGCCGCGAGGAACTGCGGGAGATTCAGCGTCGCCGCAACGCGGGGGTCCTGACAACGCCGGTCGGGTACTCCAGGGTCGAGCGTGCCAAGGTGCGCACCGACGACGTGCGCGCCAGGCTCCTGGCCTCGGCCGAGTCCGTGATCAGGGGGTATGGCCTGTTCCTGCTTGCGGCCCTACTGACGGTGCTCGCCGCCGGGGACATCGCCCGACCCCTAGGTCTCGGCGTTGCCGCGGTCGCGGTGCTATACCTTGAGTACCGGATCGACCCCGGGAGTGGAGGCGCGCGCGATGAGCACGTTCGGCGACATCGCTAACGTGCTCCGCCGTGGCTCCCCCGTGCCGTTCGTTTCTGAGGGGGCCACGTCGTCCTTCGCCTCGGTATTTTCCCGAGGTGGGAACCGCGAGCGCGAGCTTGAGGCGATGGGGTCGCTCGGGGCGATCTTTTCCATCGTCGACGGGATATCGTCCTTCGGTGCCGGGCTCGGGTGGGAGCTGATCAGGTCGAGTGCTCGCCAATCCGGCGACGGTTCCCCGGTGGTCGTCACGTCGCACCCGGCGATCGACCTATGGGCGCATCCCAACGACTTCATGTCACAGCAGGAGCTCGTTGAAATTTCGTTGCAACACCTAAACCTCGTCGGCGAGGCATGGTGGGTTGTCGTCCGTGACAAGCGGTCCCCGATGCCGATAGAGGTGTGGCCCGTCCGCCCCGACCGGATGGAGCCGGTTCCGTCCGCGAAGAAATTTCTGAGCGGGTACGTCTACTCGTCGCCGGGTGGAGAGAAGATCCCGCTCGGGATCGATGACGTCATCTTCATTCGCCGACCGAACCCGCTAGACCCCTACCGGGGTATGGGCCCCGTACAGACTGTCCTTGCGGACATCGACGCATCAAAATACACCGCCGAGTGGAATAAGAACTTCTTCCTCAACTCAGCTGAGCCCGGTGGCGTGATTGAGGCGCCCGAGGGCCTGACGGACGATGAATTCAAGACGCTACAGCAGCGATGGAATGAGCAGCACCGTGGCGTGAGTAACGCTCACCGCGTGGCCATCATCGAGCGTGGAAAGTGGGTCCCGCGCACCTTCACGATGAAGGACATGCAATTCAAGGAGTTGCGGGAGGTCAACGCCGAGGTCATTCGCCGGGCGTGGCGTTGGCCGCAGGCATTGAACGGCGACAGTGGGGACATCAATCGGGCCACGGCGCAGGCCCAGGAGTACATCGCCGGTAAGTGGATCATTGATCCGCAGATGACCAGGATCCGTGCCGGAGTCGATGCGCTCACGGCCTACTTCGCGGCCGATGGCAAGCCCGACGTGCAGTGGCGCGTTGAATCCGCGGTCCCGGATGACGAGGAGGCGGAGAACGCCTCTCGCACGTCCCGCGTGCAGGCGTGGGCCTCGATGGTGACCGCCGGCGCCGACCCTCAGTGGGCCGCCGAGGTGTGCGGCATTCCGATGCCGAGAAATGGTCAGCTACTGCGCCCAGCCCCGACCGCACCGCTCCTCGGTGCGGTCGCGTCCGCCTGCCCGTCCTGCGGATTACTCCATGGATGAGGGCGATGTCACCCCGGACGTGCCGACCCCGGGGCCGGATGATCCACCCAGCTACCTGCCGCCCGAGGCGTTCGGGAGCCTGTCCGGACTCCAGTCCGATTACGAGGATGTGCTTGCCGCGCTCCTCGACGACTGGCCCGTGATGGTCGCCCCGTTCATTGACTCGATCACCTCACAGGTTGCGACGGCGGAGTCCGGGGGCGACCTTCTGGCCATCGAAAGGCTCGCCGTGGTGACAACGGACCTTGCCGCGTGGGCCCAGGATGCGAGCGAGTCGCTCGCACGGTCGGCGGCGGAGCACGCCTCGGCCGAGGCTGCCGAGCAGGACGTTGAGATCGCCCCCGGACTGCCGGATCGTCCGCTACTCGCCACGGCTGCGCAGCTGTCTGCCGCGACCCTCGGGTCCGGGCTCGTGCTGTCCGCCGCGCGGGAGGCTGTCCGGTGGTGGGGTCGGCGTCGTCCTGCCGGCGGTGTCGTCGCCGAGCGGGTGCGCGAGCACCTGGAGTCGCTAACCACGGCGCAGCCCGAGTACGTCCTCGGCGGGATGCTGACCGGGGCCCAGCGTGACGGGCGGATGGCCACGGCCCGCGGCGGGCCAGGATCCGCGCTCTACGCCAACGAGATACTCGACAACAACACCTGCAAGTACTGCCGGGCAGTCAATGGTCGGTGGCTCGGCAACAGTGACGACCCACTTGAGCCGTGGCTAAAGACTTATCCTGTCCGCGGATACGTCGAGTGCCTCGGGCGCGACCGGTGCCGTGGACAGATTGTCTACGTCTGGCGCGGCGGCACCGACTGGACCAAGTGGATCGAAAAGGAGTCTTGGCGATGAGGCGAGCGGGACGACTGTCGACCCACGGCACCTATGACTTGACCGAAGAACTTCGGCTGGCTGCGCTCCCCCGGCCGACCGCCGGTGCCCCGCCGGCCGGGGGTGAGCCGACATGGTATCGCGTCGAGAACAAGGACGCCGAGCGGGCCGATGTGTACATCCTCGACGAGATCGGCGGGTGGGGGATGTACGCCGACGAGTTCATTACCGCACTGTCCGAGGTGACCGCCGGTGAGATCGACCTGCACGTGAACTCCCCGGGCGGGTCCGTGTGGGAGGCACTGACGATCATGGCTGCGGTCGCCGCGCACCCCGCGCGCGTGACGGCGCACATCGAGGGGGTCGCTGCGTCCGCCGCATCCTTCCTCGTGCAGGCCGCGGATGAAATTCTCATCGGCACGTACGCGCAGATGATGATTCACGACGCCTCGACGTACGCCGCGGGGAACGCCGCGGAGCTCCGGGAGGTCGCCGACCTCCTGGACCGGACGAGCGCGGACATCGCCGGGGTGTACGCCGAGGCATCCGGCATCCCTGCCGGCACGTGGCGCGAGCGCATGCGTGCAACAACGTGGTACTCCGGGCAGGAAGCCGTTGACGCCGGCCTTGCTGACGGTGTCGAGTCCTCGACGAGGAAGCGCGCGACCGCTCCGGCCGAGGATGCCCTCCGCGACAAGTCTCACGGGAACCTCGGCGAGGACCTGGAGGAGTGGCTCGCCATTGCTGCCGACACCATCTCGGGCGCCGTGAACGAGGCGCGGGCCGAGATTGACCGGATCGTCGAGGACGACGAGGAGTGGGCCCCGGTCAGCCCCGAGGATGTCCGGGCTTCCGTGCAGGCCGTGGTCCGCCACATGCCGGCGCCACCCAAGATTGCCCCGGTCCCGCCGGATCCCGATGAGCCGGGGGACGAATGGATCGTCGACCGGGCGACCGTGTACAACGCAATGAGAGGAGCACGCTATGCCTGATGTCGACGACATCACCATCCCGGATACCGCCGCGCAGTTGGAGGAAATGCTCTCCGACCCGAAGAGCATGCGACGGGTGTTCGGGAGCGGGAGTCCGGACAAGGCCAGGGAGTTTCTGACCAACTACGCCCGGTCCGTCTTCAATCATGACCAGGAAATCGCCGCTCAGGTCCGCGAGGAAACACAGCGGGTCGTGCGCGACTGGTTGAAGGAGTCCGGGGAGGTCAACCGCCCCGACGTGCGTCCTGCCGACCTCCGGCCGGACCTGTCCCCCGGTGCTGCCGTCGACCGGTCCTCGCGTCGGTCCGTGCGCAACCCCCGGGCGATGGGCTCCGCTCTCGACCAGGAGTTCAGGGACGGCCCCGTCGAATTCTTCCAGCTGATCTGGCACAACGCCTCCCGTGATGCCGGGCAGGCCGCGAAGCTGGAGCGGGTCCGCAACGCCTTCTCCTCGAACGTGCCGTCCGAGGGGGGTTTCCTGATTCCGGAAACCCTCCGGTCTGAGATGCTGCGGGTCTCCCTGGAGACCTCCATCATTCGGCCCCGGGCCCGCGTGATCCCGATGGAAACCCTTCGGGTTCCCTTTCCGGCCGTGGATGCGACGAGCAACGCCTCCTCGGTGTACGGCGGGATCATTGGCTACTGGACCGAGGAGGGGGCCGCGCTCACCGCGAGCAATGCCTCCTTCTCCCGTGTCACCCTGGACTCCAAGAAGCTGACCGCGTACACCGAGGTGCCGAACGAACTCATCGCAGATTCGGTCGGGTCGTTCGAGGCGTTCCTCAATGAGATCTTCCCCGAGGCCCTCGGCTTTTACGAGGATGACGCCTTCCTTAACGGGAACGGCGTCGGTCAGCCGCTGGGGATCCTCAATGGTACTGGCCTGATCTCGGTCACCAAGGAGACCAGCCAGGACGCGGACAGCATCGTGTGGGAGAACATCGTCAAGATGTACTCCCGGATGCTGCCGAGCTCGTTGAATCGGGCAGTGTGGATCGCCTCCCCGGACACTCTGCCCCAGCTTCTGACCATGGCGCAGACCGTCGGTGCCGGCGGTGTGCCCGTGTTCCTGCCGGCGAACGGGGCTGCGGGTCAGCCGTACAGCACGCTGATGGGGCGTCCGCTGATCTTCTCGGAGAAGGTCCCGAAGGTCGGCGACGCGAAGGACCTGTCGTTCATCGACCCTGGGTTCTATCTGGTCGGCGACCGTCAGGTGATGTCCGCCATGAGCTCCTCGCAGTACAAGTTCGGCTATGACCAGACCGCGTTCCGGATCATCGAGCGCGTCGATGGTCAGCCGTGGCTGGCCTCGGAGATCACCCCGAAGAACTCGGGAAGCACCCTGTCGCCGTACGTCAGCCTCGGCGCTCGGGACTGACGACTCTGTGACCGAGGGGCGAGCGCCTCGCGCGAGGTGCTCGCCCCGGTAGGTCTCAACCTGCCCGGCATTGAAACCCCGGGCGGAGAGGAAAGAAGGAAATGGAAGCACTCGGACGACTTTTCGACATCGTGCCCGCGTTCACCGATGGTGCCGTCGACCTCCAGTCGGCGCAGACCGGTATTCGGGTGAACATGGAGGGTGTTCAGGGCGTCACGATCGTGATCGTCAAGGGCATCGGCACCGCCAACGATGACCCGACGTACACCCTCCAGGAGCACACCGCGTACACCGGTGGCACCTCGGCCAACCTGGTCGAGATCGACCACTGGTACATCAAGTCGGACACCACGGCGTTCGACGGCGCGGAGACCTGGACCAAGGGCACTCAGACTGCGGCTGCCACCCTGACGGACGCCACGTGGGCCGAGACGGACACCCTCATCGTGATCGAGGTGCCCGCCGCCGCACTCAGCGACGGGTACACCCACCTGTCGGTCAACGTCGGCGACGTCGGCAACAACGCCCAGCTGGGGGCGATCTTGTACATCCTGCACGGACTCAACATCCAGCGGGCACCCGCCAATCTTCCTCAGCGGCTGACCTGAGCTGACCTGAGCAACTGAGAGAGGAGACAGAAACATGGGTGTCTACAACGAGGCGGGTGCGCTCCGCGCCGCGGTGCTCGGCGCGTACGTGCAGGGTCAGACCAGCACGATCACCGCCGATGGCACGTACCAGCTGTTCACCGTCGCCGGTGGACGTGTCCTGATCACCGGTCTGTATGGCGTGGTCACCACGGCCATCACTGACGCCGGTGAGGACCTCAACATCGTCATGGATCCGACCACGGGTGACTCCGTGCAGCTGACCCAAGACAATGACCTGGGGACCACGGACACCGCGGCCGGTACCGTCCTGGCCTTCACGTACGACCAGGACGGCGCGACCAACACTCCGATGTGCACCAAGGGTGCGGGGGTGCCGTTGCAGTTCGTCGCCACCACGGGCGAAATCGAGCTCCTCGTCACCGCCGGCACCGGGAGCGAGGATGGAGTGGTGGACTGGTACTGCACCTACATCGCGTACGACGCGGGTGCAACGGTGGAGGCTGCCACCACCTGAGGTCGCGTGAGCCGATGAGCGCACCGACTCGCACCGCTCCGCGAGTCGGTGCGCTCGTCAGATACGGAGGTCGAGATGCCGAAGATCAGTAAGCACGGCGGGGCGAGCAACGCCGCGACCCACCAGGCGCGGGAGCGCCCAGCGTGGCTCGCGACCGAGCCCGAGGTGCGTCTCCCCCGCAAGGGGACGGCACCGCAGGACACGGACCCGACCATGCGCAGGGGGAGAAGGAAGCCAACGAAAAAGTCCGTCGGGGGACGGAGCACAGCGGGCATAACCCGCGACGACATCAAGGAGTAGCAGTGCCCCCCGAAACGTGGGAAACGACGATTGCCGCGGTGTCCGCAGTAGCCGTGGCTGCAATCAGTGGATCAGCCACGGTCCTTGCCGCCGGCGCGCGCAAGCAGGCGCGCACTGCGGCCCGCAACACTACGTCCGTGAGCAACGGGGCCGTCGGTAGGCTGACGGCTACCGCGGCCCGCACCGAGGATGCCGTCGGTCGGGTGGCGACCGACCTGCGACATCTGAGCGGACGGGTCGACCGGATGCAATCGACGATCGACGACGTCAGGACCGTGCAGGTGGATCACCTCGCCGAGCACCTGAGGCACTCCGATTAGGGGGGCGCATGTCCTGGGAATCGCTGATCGACGCATTGCAGTCAGAGCCTCAGCCCGAGATCAGTGCCTGTCCGATGTGCGGTGAGCCGCTACGGGACGGCCCGCACGGCGAGCGGTTCTGCCTATTCGACGGGTGGACGGCTTGACTCACCGATCAGGGTGCGCCATGGTGGTCACACCCCGGTGTCACACGAATCCGAGACGGACGCCACGGCCCTTCCTCCCTGTGGGGGTCGGCGGCAGACCTCGGGACAGAAGGCCCCTCACGTGACGTGAGGGGCCTTCTGCTTTCCCTCGGTGGAGGTAGCATGCCGATAGGTCCCCGTGGCGAGCATCGGAGGTTGCCGTGACCGTCGCACGCCCGACGTACGTCGACCTCTCCGACCTCATGGGCGCTACCGGGGTCAAGTCATCCGCCTACGTGCGCAGCAAGCTGGAGCGCGCGCTTGAGACAGGGTCCTCGCTCGCGGAGGACCGACTCCGCCGGATCTTCTACCCCCGGGCCGCGACCAGAAAATTCGATTGGCCGGATCGAGACCAGGGGACCTCGTACCGCTTGCGGCTCGGTGAACATGAGTTCACCTCGATTACCTCCCTCACCTCGGGCGGCACTTCACTGGTCGAGGGGACCGACTTCATCCTTCGCCCCTATGAGGGGCCCCCGTACAGCAGTATCGAGCTACTCGTCTCAAGCGGCGCATCCTTCGGCGGGGGGAGCACGTGGCAGGATGACGTGATCATCGCCGGGACCCTCGGGTACGACGACGTCACTACCTCCGCGGCAACCACGGCCGAGGCCCTCGACGTCTCGGAGACTGGCATCGACTGCGGGCCGTGCCCCGAGATCGCCGCGGGGGACCTCGTCACGATCGACGATGAGCGGATGTTGGTCACGTCGGTGTCCCTACTGGACACCGGGCAGGACATCGGTGCCGATCTCGCCGCGGACCGCACCGCAGATACCGTGGCCGTAACTACCGGGTCCGCGTACTCGGC